ATGAAAAAGTGTATCACCGCTCTTCTTCTACTTTTTACACTATCTGTCACTTCACTTTTGGCATGCACATCCGCTGATAAACCGGAATCTGCGACAGGCAAAACTTCAAAAACTTCAAAATCTATCAATAATAAAAAGACGGATCTGACTCCTGTCACACTGAATGAAGTCGCTCATTCTATCTTCTATGCACCGATGTATGTTGCAATAGAAAAGAATTATTTTGAGAAGGAAGGGATCGACCTTTCTCTCGTGACCGGTTTCGGAGTTAGCCAGTTAATACAAGACGATTTTGATTATCCTACATATGTCTTTCCACCATATCTTGCAGCAATCCAGCCTGATGGAATCTGCATCCAGATATCATTGCTGATCATCTTACATTCCAAGTAAAACTCTCCATGTGTTCTGTCCAACAATGCCGTCAGTTGTGAGTCCATGAGCTTTCTGGAACGCAATTACTGCCGCATATGTTCCAGCACCAAAGATTCCATCTACTTTGCCACAGTTAAATCCAAGACTATTCAGTCTCTCCTGAATCAGTCTTGTGATATTTCCTCTTGCTCCTTTTCTACAGATTGGACAACCTGCAAGAGTGTTCTTTCCTGGAATGCCATCAACAACCTGCCTGGAAAACCCCTGAGCATTGCATTCTTTCTGCAGTCTGCGTACCCAGTCGTTTCCAGAAGGCGTTGCTGGTTTTGCCGCCGAACTTGTTGCTGTGGTGGAATTAACTGGTACACTTGCTGCAGCTGCTCCTGCGATCTGATTGAACGGGAAGTTCTTTCCTGGACAGCTAGTCGAACATACATCTCTGTGTGCCTGTACCTTGCTGATGCCGTATTTATTTTTCAAGTACGCTACTAATTCCTTTCCGGCATTGATCTGTGCCTGTGGCATGGTTTCTGTCATATATGCCCCCTCGAAGCAGATTCCAATGCTGTCAGAGTTGGCTCCCTGAGCGTGAGCTCCTACTTTGTTTTCTGGCCGGAGCCTGTAAACAGATCCATCTTTTCTTACCAGAAAGTGATATCCGGCACCCGCCCAGCCGTTGTTTAAGTGCCAGCGGTGAATGTCTTCTGCTGTGCACTTACTTGCTTCTGCATGATGCAGGATAATCCTTTTTGTTGCAGATCTATTTGTCATGTTGTTTTTGAATTTAAGATTTGTTTCGATGATATTCATACTTAATTTCCTTTCTGTGCGACGTCGCACATAAATAATAAGAGGACGATTACTCGCCCCCTGAATCACTACTGTTAATCTGTTCCTCCACCTGTGACCTGATATGTCTGACCAATGGCTGCAAGAACGCTGGTATCTTAACGCCCATGTCCTGGATATTTTCTAATATACTAATAATCTCATTGCAGATCAGCCACATTGCTACAATGCATGCAATCAAGAATGTCACCGGAGATTTCCAGCCAATCGTAGAGGATGCATATAATAGCATTTCGTCAATAATTGCTCCAACCACTACCAAGAGCCACATGGACACCTTCTTGAAGATTCCTCGAATGCTCTTATAGGAATTTATGTCCTCCGCTCTATACTTACTGGCCATAAGCCCGGTCATGTAGTCAATCAGATTGCATACCACCAACAGGATCACCGGCACTGCCAGTACTCCAAGGAGCGCTGACAGGAAGGCGAATAGCGCTGTGAAAATAGCTTTGATGTAATTAGCCTGTTCCATTTTCATATACCTCACTTCTCTTTAGTTCGAATTTTCTGTATAAAAATAAGACCTTTCGGTCTTGCTCTGATTTCCATGCGTTCACCTACTTTTCAGGCTCTGCTTTTCTTGTACATGATACAGGAAAGTCATAAGGAAAGTCATAAGGATAATCTATTATCTCATTAATATCTACGGATATTACATACTTTTCTCCAGCATTCACCGTGTTCTTGCTTAACTTCACATTTGCAATTTCAAGCATCAGATTACCTCCACTTCTATCCTTGCCTTTCTCGTCGAATCACCAACCACGTATGTGATTTCCAGCACATAGCATGACTTGTTCTGTGGCGAGATTTTCACGTCAAGATAATGACCATCTATCTCACACTCTCCGCTCACTTCCACTTCCCCGTACCTGAGAAGACTGTAATGGGCGCTTAATATCGTGAATGGTTCATCGTTGGGACTTCTGATCAGAAGTTTTACGTGTTTATCTTCTCCTAGAATGAATTTTACCTTATTCACAGCAACACCCCCTTCCATGATGACACGGATACACTGCCTCTACTTGAAAATCATCATTTTGCATGATGGCATCATATTCTTCCGGAACGACTTCGGCAAAATAATCAAGCGCTACAAGCTGCGCGCATAGCGTAGCTGGATCCACAATCAACAGTATCTTTGTACAAAACGCTACGTTTCCCGCATCGTCATAAGCTGTGACTTCAACCACATATATTCCATCTAAATCAAGAGGGACTGTGATATTCCACAAGTCCCCCTCTGCATGCTCAAAGACAACTTCTTTTCCATCGACCTTACCGATTACTTTCGTAACCATACGGTACCTCCTTAGTCTACCACCTCAACAGAGATAACGAACGTCTTACCGCAATCAACTGGGTTCGGTGTAAGAGTAATACCCTTGAATACAGGTGCACCGGTATCAAGTGTTACCTTACGTGTTACAGTTGTAGTCTTGCCGGCTTTGTCTTTTGCAACAACGGTAATTGTGTTAGAACCATTGACAAGCGTAATCTCTTTTGAGAATGTACCATCCGAGTTAACTGCAACCGCCGTTCCATTGACTGTAACTGTTACAGGTTTAGATGTCGCATCATCTGTTTTACCAGATACAACCAGAGCGGATTTGTTTGTGATAAGCCCATCTGCTGGATTTGTAAGTGTAAGTGTCGGTGGAATTGTATCAATCGTAAATGTGACCGTCTTAGCTGTTGCAGCGTTTCCATCAAAATCAGATGCTTCAATTGAAATAGTATGCGCGCCATCTGCCAATGCTGTTCCTAGAGTGTAGGAACACTCGTAACCACCGGTGATTGTTGTTTTTGTGAATGCAGTTGTAACTTTTGCGCCATCAACTTTGATAACGATTGTATCTGGATTAACCCCAGAGTCATTATCTGTCACCTTGAATTTAATAACCGGTGTTGCATCGGTAATGTACGCGCCCGCGGTTGGGTAAGTGAAAGCAAGTGTTGGCGCAACTTTTTCAAGAACGCGAAGTAGCAAACTTGAACCAAATGTGGCATGATCCTGATTTACGGTCGTTGAGTTTCCGGCATCATCTGTAGCTATTACAGAGCCCCCATATTTATGGCCATCTTGTGAGTAACTGGATTTGCTAGGCGCCGGCACTGTTGCCTCATATTTTCCTGTAGATGCATTTAGCGTCAGATCATATGTCTGCCCATTAAATACATACTGTACTGTTTTAACTGCCATTTTTCTTTTCTCCTTATGCCTCTACAATTACATCTTCATACCCGTCCGTTTTTAAAATAGTATCAACATTATCTTTCCATCTCTTGTATAAGCGTGTTTTTACAAAATATGCACGGTATTTCTTCTGCCCTGCCTCAACGCTTTTGTCGGCCTCTTCCATAATTCTGCTTGCAATAAATGTTGTCATATCATTCATCCTTTCTTTTCCTTTCTTATTTTGTATCCGTATTTTCTGTATTAGTTTCTTCTGTGCCATCACCGAGCAGTGCCGGTAACACGTCTGTGAGGATACTGTCCACGGTAGCGATAAGCTCTGCATTTTCAGCCTCACGGCTTTTATTATCTTTCGTTAGATTGTCCACATGCTCTTCCAGTGCATCAATACGATCCATTGGTGATTCTTTTTCCCGATACATCACTACACCAAGAATCCCACCGGTATATTTAACCAGCGCATTCAGGTTTGTGTAATCTTCGTACTCTGCTACGGTCGTTTCTCTTTCCGTTACGGTAATCTTTTTCGTCCGGAATTCGTCCTGGAATGTATTCCGGAGTTCGTCCTCCGTGACAGAGATGGTTTTGATCAACAGCGATCCATCTGTTCGGATGGTTGCTGACTGGATGGTCATTTCTGACGCATCATTAAAAGTAATTTTCATAATATATATCTCTCCTTTCTGTGTAAAATAAGGATTTGTCTGAGCAATTGGGGTTCCAAATGTTGCTTAACACCGATGCGCAACAGATCTATACGATGTATGGCGGTCGGGTTAAGGTAGTATCTGGCACGATGATAGTTAACATTGCCATGAACATTGGGTATGCGAAACTGTTTTCTGTCGAGCAATTAAAAAACTGGTTTGGAGATGACCATGCTACAACACGGCTTAGCGTAAAAACATACAACGGAGATTCTGTGGCACAAGAAGTGCATTTTTACGCCCCGGAGATATGGAATGGTGAAATATTTCAGTATTTTTATCCTGCAAATCGAGAGGGGCCAATGCGAGTTAATTATAGGTTGGAATATATGTATGGATAACATTTCTACTCAACTATTACCACCCCGTATCCAAACCAGCTTACGGAATTCCCGTAAGCTACAGACTGCAGGTATGCGCCTTTTCCGGAAAACATGATACTTCCGTAACCGACTATTACGTTCCCAACTACCATTTTTACCGGAATGTATTGCTCAAATAATATCTGAAGCGGGACACCGGCCATAATAAGGTTATTAGGGATAGCTTCTGTTGCGCCAGTATTTGTGTTTTGCAGGGTTACATACACCTGATCGTGGCTTATATAACGATATTTCATGGTCCACCCGTTTTCGTAATACGTTTTTTCGGTTGGATCATAGTCCAATAACTTGGAAAAATCCTTATTTGACCCAACAATCTCAAATGCTTTTTTCACCTCTGTTATATTCAATCCATCGATAATTACTTTATAAAGCGGCATATCTGCCACATAATCACCGGCCTGAATATCCCCCTTTGTATATTGTGGTGCTGCCGGGTTTGATTCCGCCGGTGTTCCCTGTATAACTTTCAAGTCAAGGCTTTCTATTCTATTGTCTTGATTCTTTTCGTATCTTGCAACAATCAAATCAACACGTTTCATTCCCTGACTACCATTGGTGATAATAAGAGAGTCATATGTATTTTTCTTGATTGATGCCGTGCACCCTTGATGCATCAACACACCGTCTCTGATTTTAATTTCATTGTTGGAAGATACCTCTGCTGCCAACTGCATTCCAGTCTTCAGTACATAAGACCCTTCTCCCACAACTCCAATATTTACATCTCTATCCTGTTCTGATGTTACATGAGGCTTTCCTGTATATCCTGTAATTATTTCCATTATGTCTCTCCTTCCAGTTTATACACTACTTTTTCTTTCCCGGAGGATATTGTCCATATCTTTCGACCAATCGGTTTCTTCATACTAATTCCAGTCAGATAATCTTTTCCTCCAACAATATCTCCTAAGTCAATATTTCCTTCCAACTTAGTCATGGTCATGTTGTAAGACATACTTGACTTCTTGCTTTCCAATTCCTTAATTCCATTCTTAATCAGGTCATCTCTTTCTGATCCGCTGCTATCATATATAGCCACAATTTCCTCTGTTCCCTTAAAATATTGCTGAGTCTGCGAAATTGTACCGTTCTGATCAGTGTATAGATGTATAACCAACCTGTCCTTTAAATCCCCTTTTCCAAGGCAAATCAGATGGTTGATCCCGCGCCGGTTATCGTCAGTTGTGAAATTCATGTTATTATCATTGGTCAGCTCATATTCTGATGACAGATCGTTGATTGGAACAGCGCTCACTTTCACATATCCGGCCATACCAACATCACCTTCTTGGTATCTGATATCCAGTCGATATCCTACTGATTTCAACATCTTAATCAGTCCAGTATGCAAGGTACAATATCGGTCATATTGATAATTGTTCACTGCAACACCCGTATCTGCAGTAACGCCATAAAAGAGTCCAGGGAACTCAGCTTCAACCTTGGATTTTATAATTGAATTAAGTTCCCCAGATGCTGTTGCGTAATCCTGGCCGCTTAATGGCTGTATAATTTTTTTAGTCATCATTCCACGCCAGGTATCTCCTTTTGCGCGGATTACATTGGTACTTGTATCGGTGCTGATTTCTCGGACAATTCCGCCATACTCAGTATCCGGTGAAAATACTCTAGTTCCATATCTAATAGATCCATCCCAATTCCAACGCTTAAGCTCAATCTCAAAATCATTAATACTGTCGGCTTCATCAGCTCCGACTTCGAAATCTATATTCGCACCCTGGACATAGCCGATCTGCCTTCCGTATTGATCTGTTTTGATGAGATCCATTCCGGTACACTCCTTTCTTTGTACACCACAATGTCGAAGCCAAACTCTCCACTCCAATTTATCAAGATGTCTCCTGACGGAATTTCCGTGAATATAGAATTGCCGGTTGCTTTCTTATAAAAAATGTTCTGTTCTGTACCATTAGCAAGTCTTTTTATAATTGTTTTCTTACGTGAATCAATAACAATGTATTCATGTGCTTCAAGCGTGTCATACACTTGATAGACCTGTTCGGCAATTATGATTCTTGGATTCGCACACGGGCCATAGATAGTCATCTGAAAATTGCTACTTCTGTAATGATCTACATACCAATGCTCTGTTCCGGATAATGGTTTCGAATAGTCATATTGATAATCATATGGGTAATCTAAGAAGTTATAAATTCCCCCCTTGTCTGTGCTATCCGGATAGAAGCTCTTAGATTCTTCCTCTGCCCACATAGGATATGGACAGTAGATACCGAGTTCCATGTCTGTCCAGCAGTTCCGGGTAGATGACACTTTGCTGGACATATCCTTAATATAACAATCAATATAATAGTTTCCAAACCATATGCGCCCTGGAGTAAGATTTACAACGTCATACTCAAAGCAGTTTGTCAACTCGTCCATCTTGGCTTTGCGTTCTTCCAGTGGTCCACGGAATGTTAATGTGATTTGATATGTTTTTGGTTCTTTTTCAAACCCGTATACATCTGCTCCAATTTCCTGATCTGTGGTCATTGGTTTCCATTCATATTCATGGAAATAACCGGACGTTGGTCTCATCCGGTTACCCACAAGATTGTATTCTTTACCATTAGAACACATATATTTGATTTCTATCATTCGAATACAACCCCCATATCTCTTAATGCTCGAATCAGCTCTCGTTCGCTTACATCTCCGCTTGGTTTTCCATCTATGATTGCAATAATCGCTCTTAATAATGCAATTAAAGTATCAAGCCGGCTTGACGTCTCATTTCCTGATGTTCTGGAGCTGTTTGCCGTTCCCTGTAAATCATAATTCAAATTCGCGTTTGAGAACGGGCTTGTAGCAATATCCCGAAGCTTGGTTACTGCAGAGTTAATTGCCGGAAATTTTCCTATAATTCCTTTGACAAATCCTGCGTCAATCATTTCTCCTACGAACACACCCCATCGTGCGGGTGAGTGAATGCCGAAAAATGCTAACACATTGTCTTTAAAGTTTCCAAGCACTCCCTTGACAGCTTCCCACAACATATGTCCTGCATTTCTAAGTCCATTCGCAATTCCCTGGATAATATTGTGACCAATAGTCCACCAATCAACATTTGAAAACGCGCTTCGAATTCCAGAAATAATTTGAGGAATCTGAGCTATAAGGCTTGGGTATGCTCGAATTAATCCAGCCGCCAACTTTCCAATAATCTCAATACCGGACTGCAGAACCTGCGGTAGATTCTGTCCGATTGTTACCGTCATTTTTGCCACTGCTTGAGCTGCAGCTGTTGCAATCTGTGGAAGATTATTAATAATTCCATTGACAAGATTAAGTATTAATTTACCTCCGGCCGCTAAAACAAGTGGTAGAGCTGACCATATCGCATTTTCAAAATTAGCCATCAGTGTTGCTGCCATCGAAATTAATTGAGGAATATTCTGCAATATTCCATTTGCAATATTAGTTACGATTTCAACACCTTGTTGTAATAACCCTGGAAGATTCGTTTGGATTGCAGTTGTAATCTGTAGCAGCATTCCGTTTGCCATTTCGTATAGCTGTGGCAATGCGGTTTGGACTTGTGTTGCAATCTCTGGCACAAATTGCATTAATGCAGTTGCCAATTGTGGTGTAGCAGTCTGTATAAATGTTACTAACGCCCCCGGAAGTGCAGAAATTACATTCCATACTGCAGGAAGTAAATTCCCAACAAGAAAAGTTGTCATCGTCTCTGCCAGTGCTGACAAAGCTGGTTTTATGTCCATTCCAAGAGCAATTTGACCCATAACATTTTGCGCTGCGGCCTTCATGGAGGCGAAAGAACCGGATATGGTTGTTGCCGCTTCCTTAGCTGTTGTTCCGGTAATATCCAACTGCCCTTGAATTACATGAATAGCCGAATATACATCCGACAAATTGTTGATGTCGTACTTTACACCCGTAATTTTTTGAGCATCAGCAAGCAGGCGCTCCATCTCTGTCTTAGTACCACCATAGCCTAATTTCAAGTTGTCCAACATGGTATAATTTTGTTTTGCAAAACCTTGATAGGCATTCTTGATATCTTCCATGTTGGTTCCCATTTTATTGGCATTATCAGACATGTCAGTCATTGCCATATCGGCTACGTCAGCCGCTTTAGATGTATCATTACTAAGGCTGGACAGGAGGCTTGCTGAGAAGCTTGTGGTTAATTCCATGTAATCATTAGCACTCATTCCAGCTGTTCTGTAAGCATTTGCAGCATTTGCCTTAACCTTATCAGCACTATCCTTAAATAGTGTCTCAATTCCACCAAGGCTTTGCTCAAGATTTGCTCCCTCACTGATTGCTGTTCCTAGCGCTTTTCCAATTGCTGCAGTAGCAATAATTCCTTTTAACTTTCCGACTAATTTACTTCCAAATGAAGCCCCCGCCGGTTCTGCCTCTGGGTCTATTGCCTGTTGAATTTTTCCACTGATTCCCTGTGCAGACGGAATAATCTGCACATATGCTTTTGCAAGTTCTGTAGCCACTACTTCTCACCTCCTGTCAGTCGTCTCCACTCATCGTCAAAATCTTGTCCTGTATCAAACGTTTCGATTACGCTTTCTGTAGTTTTCTTTTCTCCCATCAGCGCCTCTACCAATGATTTTGGACGATTAATTCCTTTTGCGCCGTCTGAACTATTCAGCCATGCAATTGCCCTCGTATTATCAGCAACCAGCGCCAATAGTGTTTGGTCTGTTGTAAGTTTTGAATCAGATATTCTCATTCCGATTCTTGAATCGGGCCTCAACCCACACGCAAAAGTCCCCACCGTCCGTAACGGTAGGGACTTATAGTCATAAATGCGATATGTTTCTGCAAAATCACAAATCAACGCCTCTTCATCTACGTTGATCATGTGGGCGAGGGCTAAGAGTTTTTTACTTGGGATCCTTTGAATATTTGGATAATTTCTTCAATCATTTTTGAAGCTGGAACTCTTCCATTTTCCTTTCTTACGTGGTCCTTAAGTGCTTCTATTTGTGCATCTCCAAGGAGTTGTCTGGCAGTCCCTGTAATCTTAGAGACATCTCCATTATCAATGTCGCACAGGTTTTCCAATAATTCATAATCATCTAGAGCATCTGGCGGTAAAGTGTACTGAAACCCGCTTTCTGTTGTTCCTGTAATTGCTGCCACTTCATTTTTTTCTGTATTCATCTTACTTCCCTTTCTTTACGATATACTCATAGTGAGTCTGTCCGCTTGAATCTGGTGTAGCCTTGAGTGTTGTCTCATATCCAATAGCTTCGCTGTCTTTATAGACAATATCTGCTACCTCTGTAACTGCTGCCGATGGAATCACAATTCGTTTTAGCGCTTTCTTCAAAATCATGTCAATTACCCAGGCGCACGCTTCCGCCTCGCTATTATTAGCTTTTACTGTGATCCCTTCTTCTAATGTTCCAGTTACATTTTCGTCTCCATATACAGCCTTTAAAACTTCGATATTTGTGATTTCGAGCAACTTATATTTAAAACTGTCTTCTTTGCTTGTTTGCAAATCTAGAACGGTGTCGCCGCCCCATGCCTTCACGTTATCCGTCTCAGGGCTATTAGAATTCGTGATTCCATCTTCTGAACAGTACCCCAGTTCCTTAAACGCTGCATTCAGTTCCGTTTTTGCATCGGTTGGAAGTTCGGTTCCTAATGGTGCTCGATAGATTGCTCCACCAATTTTGGGCTTTCCTGCACTTACATATTCTGTGTTCATCTTATCCCTCCTAATAATGGACGATATCATATACTGCCTGATACCGATATTTTTTTCTGGCAGTATCGGTATAGTTGTAATCTGTATTAAGCTCACATCTGCTGATATCGTCCAATTCGATTATTTTTCCCATTGCTGCTTTTACCCGCTCGTTGAGCGATGCCGCCCCGTACAGGGACGTAGAATAAGACTGGATAGCCAGAGTTGCCCGTTTGATATGGTCTTCTCCTCCAGATCCAGTCTTTTCAATCAATACATATTCATTTCCGAGATTATCCTCTTCTTCCAATCTAACCGGTATCCCTAGACTGGACTGCAGATAATCCTTAACGATTTTTTCCACCATGTTTTCCAACCGCCTTCAATACTCCGTTATTACCATCATCCCCACATACCTTTACAACTGCTCTTGTCTGTGCTACATATGCTTCTGTATCTGATGCACTGGCTATCTTATTCGCATGTTCCACAAGGATTGCCTGCATTTCCGGTGACTGCATTAGCTCTCTAACACCAGCACGGTTCAAAACAATCTTCGTCTTACCCATATAATGCCACCTGCCATTTTTGATTCCATTCTAACGGGATATTCTCTTCAATGCCTTGTTGTGGGAACCCAATCACTTGCCAAGACATTCCGAAGAAATCCACCCGGCAATCCTGCCAAGTGTGATTGTCTCCTTTAGGAATTGCGATATTGTATACCGCTTTCTTTCCGGTCAGATTTAATGTGTCCAGAATCTCCGTGGTCGATGCCGGAGCTACAAGCACATTCTCAATTGTCACTGGTATTTCTTGGTGTAGCGGGCGATCAAATTCATCTTTTCCAATTACTGTCTTCTCATACAGTGTTACTGGAATTCCCTTGATCATCGATGCCATAAATATCCATCACCCCAACTTTCTGTCTTCTAAGACCTAGTCTGGATAACTCGGATTTCTTAATGAATAAACCGCCTCCAGGAATCAGATATGTTCCTGTCACTGAATAGCCCAGCGCTGATTGAGACATCTGTGTCATTGGCTCTGTGTCTGTCGATGTCATAAGTGTACGCGCTACCACGTCAACAGTCACAGATTTCGCAACATTCCGCAACGCCTCATTCTGTTCAATCATTTTATCCAAATCTTTTCCAACCTTGTTGGCTTCATATCTCAGAGAATCCGAGACAACTGTCAGAAGCTGCTCTGCCTTGCTATACTCGGATTCCTTAAGTTCTCGCCACAGGATAGATATATCTTCTAGTGTAGCGAATGGATCCATTATTCTGTGCCCTCTTGCGATTTATCTTTTTCAGTCCCCTGGTTTTTAGATGGCGTCTTTTTCTTCTCAGATTTTTCATCAATCTCAAGTTCCCAGTTTTTGCCGGAAACCTTTGTACTTGTCTCAATAATTGCGCCCGTTTTTGTATTTTTATACTTCATACTATGCCTCCTTAATTCTTGCAAACCATTCTGGCACCAGGATTCCCCATCCAAGATATACTTCTGCACGGATATAGATCTGACCATATCCTTTTAAGTCTTTTCCTGAGTTGTCCGGATCACCATACTGAATAATTTCCATAGGAATTTCCTTTGAATATCCCCATTTAACTGCTCCCTGGAAGTCTCCAATAATACCGTGGTCTTTCGTTGTTCCTCCAGATACAGTTTTGTTGACGCTTGTCGGGATTCCGTTAAATGTTGCAGGTGATGCTCCAAATGCAAATTCCGGATACTGCTTGATTCCATTCGCTTTGACTTTTGCCATCGCTGATCCGAACGTCTTCGAAAGCGCGAGTCCTGTTACATCTCCTTCAGAACCATCTACTACCGCAATCGCATCTTCCAGATTTGCATCCGGTGTTGCTGACGCATAATCTACAGTTTGCGTAACTTTCGCATCAAAATGATTGTCTCCAATTACAGAAGATGCTGTTCCCGTTCTCGGGTTAATACCATGCATAGCTGCAAGGTCAAGTCCCTTTGCTACTTTCTTCGCAAATCCATCATTAAACGCTGTTAAAATATCCAACTGCTCTTCTTCTGTAGCAATCATAAATTCATCAGAGATTCTTGCACCATATTCAAACTTAACCGGTACAATTTTAACTGGTGCGATAGCAATACCGCCTTCGGTTTTCTTTCCATTTTCTGCGACAATATCAATTTCATTGTCCATAGAAAAAATCATTTCTTTCAATCCATTGAATGGAATCGGTGTCTGACCACATAATGCAGCCAGTGCTGACTTCCCTTTTACTTTTGTAATAAGATCTTTGACCAGTGTAGGGTCAAACATTGTTCCTTTTGATGTTGCCATAATTTTTTATTCTCCTTTCAAACTAGCCAGCATGCCTTTCATTGCTGTCTTTTTGTCATCAATTTTTTGCGGATCTCCTCCTGCAAGTGGAGGAACATCTTTTTTTCTCAAGAATTTTGCCATTGTCTCGGCATCTTTCTTAATTTCCTCTTCATCAGATCCACTTAATCTACCTGCAAGTTCATATGGGATTCCATTTTCATGTGCAATTCTCATCTTGAGAGAACTGGTCTCGTATCCCTTGATCTTGCCCTGCGCCTCTTCAAGCTGTTTCTTGTATCCGAGGTTCTTTTCTCCATCACCGTTAATTTCCTTGTTCAACGCTGCAATCTGCTGTTCAAAACCATCGGATTTTTCTTTTAGAGCATCATAATCTTCTGCTTTTTCCTTGTAACCATCAAAGCCTTCATATTTTGCTTTCACTCCCGCAATGCGCTCTCCGATTACTTTATCAAGCTGCTCCTGTGTTGTAATTGGTGTAAATTCTGCCATTTTTGTTGCTCCTTTCTCCATTAACCGCTTGGTTGCGTAATATGCAAAAAGACACCCTGTTCAGGTGTCCTTTAACAACTAATTCTTTGTTTTCTTTTCTTGGTTTTTGTCTCACTGCACGCCCAGTATGCAAGAATTATGCTGTCGAGCAATGCAACTTCCATTTCCTCCTTCATTGCCTTGTAGCCAAAACCTCCATTGGTTCCAATCGACCGTTTTTCACAGTTACTTACTACCTGTACCAGTGACGGCTGACCAGAATGAACTATATTCTTCTGATATAATCCCTGTTCGAATGAGGCATTTGCTGCAATGATTTCCTTCACAGTGGGTAGGTGTGAATTCTTTATACCATAATCTTTCATTTCATTTTCCATTAACTGCTGCCCTGATGCGCCATCAATAATCACCTTCCTTGCTTTCCATTCTTTCAAATATGCTAGTATCCATGTATCTCCTGCGCGTACTTCACGACAATCGATACACTCTAAAAATATCTTGCCATCTTTCGTTTTAGACGCAACTCCCATTGCCACATTCCCATCTTTGCTGTATTTGATTCCTACAAAAAGATCTCCTGTAAGCTCCGGTGGGATATCGGTTTTTAATTCATTCCATTCTGTTGCGCTGATGGCTGACTTCTGATTATAGCGAATCCATAATCCTAATCGCTGGATATTGAAATCGATCGGATCTGAACCAATCTCATCAGTTACAGATCTTTCCGTAAATACTGTTCCAAGAGATGGATTTGTCTCATACCAGGCATCTATATCTCTTATATCTGTCTGCTCCGGCACGGACCACTCTGCCCACCCAGAGTTAACCGTTTGTCCTTCCAAGGTTGCCTTACGGAATTTTGTAAAAACCGTTCCGGAGCTTACTGGAGTTGGTGGTGTTCCGCAAAATATTGTCTGTGGATTCTTACTATCTGTAACGACATACTTTAATGCGCTCTCTTGATCATCTTGGTACTCTTGTGCCTCATCGATAATTAGTAGATCAAATCCTTCTCCCAAACCACCTTTTGATGTTCTGGTTCGGAATTCGATAATTCCACCGCCAGCAACTTCCAAATGTTCTTTTCCAAATGCCTTATATGAAGAAACGACCTCGATATTTGCTTTCTTTAGCAAATTCGAAAGTCGTTCCCATGCGCTGTGTGTAGTTGTGGTTCTATGTGCTGTATGTAGGATTCTTTCGCCTTTCTTTAGTCCATACATCTCCCTTATTGCAACAATTTCATTCTTTCCATTACGCCTTGGGACTGAATACCCGAATTTGGTATGTACCCATAACCCCTCTTCGTTTACGGCCAAAATGTCTGACAGAAGAAGCTCCTGCCACTCCTGTGCAGTTCTTCCTGTCGAATTGTAAATGTCTATTGCTTCAGCTCCATATGTTGAAGAATAAGGCAGCACGACAGATTGCGTCGGGGTCTGCCGCCCCTTCCTTACTTCTCCCATGTAGCCTCCTCAAAAATATAAGCCACCCGAATAATCTGGCAGCTTATTTGATTTGTATTATATCTTTTATCTCATCTAATGGAATTCCATAAAATACTTTTCCGGCATCTAATTCTATTTCTTCTTTTCCAGATGATGTATCATACTCACTTTCCGTATTAGTTATAATACCTTTAAAGCTTTTTCCTTCGACATCTCTTACGATGACTTGTTTACCTATGAAGTCTTTTATTTCCTCGTATGTCATAACTCTCACCTCTTTTTACTTGGATAATCCGGAACTATATGCATTCCATCTTTAGCGTAGTGAATCTTAAACACAGATGTCTCTGCACTATTTCCGTTTCGATTATCAACAACTACTCCTATGACTTTATCATTTGTCGTTATGATTTCTTTTGAATCCCAATTACCTTGACTATTATATTTAATAATTCCTGTCCCTGAAAATTTCTTTACAAGCGATTGAATTTCTTCGTTCGATACCGTAATGTAAGAAGGTCCAAATTGTCCTTTTGCTTCCAGACTCTTTTTTCTGGCTTCATACATCTTTGTCCCTTGTCGATGTATTTCCTGTCGTGGTGCAATTTTTTCACGATTTTGTTCCGGAATGATCTTTTCCCGTATATTTCGTATAATCGCATCTGATTCCGGACTTAATCCCTGCAGTTTTCTTTCTTCTATTTTATCAGATTCTTTTTCGTATTTCCATTCTTTTGTCCATACATTTTGCTTTTTACCGTCTCCCGGATAATACTCAACAATGCAATCACAATTATCATGTCTCCGAAACACATCTTTAGGAACATCTGGATATACATATGTTCCGGCTACCTGATTACACCATTCACAACAATGTCCAGATGATCTCCGTATAATCTTTGGTCTCAATCCAGCTTTTGCATGAAAATCTGCATTTTTCTGAACAGTATCGTCCATTGCTTTCTGAACCAAATTCCGTACAGGTGCATCGAGAATCCATTTCACATCGTCGAAATATTCCTCACTTGAAATCCGATTTACAATACCGTCTATATTATCCTGTTGGATTTGTGCTCTTATTGTTTTAATTCCAATGCCTGCTGCTTCGTTCACGTTCTGCTGTACAATAGCTGCATTATCTGCCACTATCTCATAAGCTTCCCTTAACGTCGGATTTAACACTCTGGAAGCAATGTTATAATACATCTTTCCATCTGGCAATATATCAGATGATAAATTGTCCGAATATGATTGCGCTAAGATTTTCCCAATCTCTTGTGCCACCTCGTTCGCTTGGCTGTATGAAGTCTTACCTCTCTGTGCCTGTTTCTTGAAGTTTTTAATGATGCTGCTCTTTTCAACATCATGATAGAATTGTTTCTGTATCTTCTCCAAAAGTCCTGGTGTGATGTCCTCCATAGTCTACCCCTCCGGAGTTGCTGGCAGATTGCTCATGTTAATTCCAGTTAAATCTCTTAAGTTATCTGCATTGAAATATCCTGGCACTGCCTGGTTAATCTTAATTGCTCCATCCCCAATATTGGACAGCATTGCTGCATCTGGTTCAAACACTGGCTCCCAGATTGGTGTAGTCATATATACCTGGTTCCGGTAATATTGATAATCATCACGTAGGCACGCAGCCAGATAGCCAACATTCAGAAATCCACTGCCAAATGCCCGCTGTGCTTTTCTTGCTGTCAGTCTCAGATTCTCGTGTGATGCCTTGATTGCTTCCTGGCTAGCCGGATTCTCCGTTGCAAATCCTAAGTCATCAAGGGTCAATCCGGTCTCTCCGGCAAACAACGCGGCAAACATTTTAAGTTGATCTAAATGTGGTGCCATAGACTGCTGCTGGAATTGTCCTAAAGTCGGCGAATCTCCCTCCTCATCTTTATCAAATTGCAAGAGGCTTGATACGGTAGCTTTCCACTTATCCATCTGTTCCGTATCTGGATCCAGACCAACTACATATTTTTGCGGAAATGAGTAGAACTCGGCTGTAATCTCAGACCGCTTCAAGGTTCTCATGGCCGATTCTGTGATTGACATACATGCCCGGCTGATTCTAGAATGTCCAAATGCTCTCTTGGCATCTGGCCGGAATATAATTGGCACTAATAATGGTGCTGGCACATTCTCTTCAAAAAGTTGATCCGGAATTCCATTTCTGTATATTACCGTCCACCCTTCCACAAAATAAGCCTCTACAGTCGCTTTTCCGTAATCGTCACGTTCCAGAACCGCATAGCCTTCCGTAAGAAGATTCGTGATTGGATTAATAATGCCAGTTGCATTCGCCCCATCAATTACCTGCAATCTCGGAAAATCATCTTCTCCCTTCGATATATATATGAAACAGCAGGAAGAAATCAATGCCGACAACGTCGCAGAATCGTACAGAATATCTGGATTGTTCATCCTAAATATCCCAGTCATGTCAAAATTATCGTCACGGAATCCTCTGAATTCAAGTCTATCCGCAATCGAATCTACAGCTTTTGCATTCCAGCCAAGTACAGCCTGCAACCATTGTAGGCTGGGCGGCGTAGCGATCCCCATGTCCCGTGCTATATTTTTCATCTCATAGAATTTATACCGCCTTAAGACTCGGCTTCGCTTTCGATTCAGCTTTTTTCTCAGGTACTCTATGCCTCTGTACTCTGCCATTTATTTCTCCTTTCTACGCTATTTTTTTCCGGCGTGTGTTTTTTTTCGCAGTGACGGTGTGAAGTCCGCGCGCACCCACGGTGGGGGAGGTATGCCCCTATCCATCAAGATTATTTAGGTCTATAATTACTCCAATCAAATGTATGCGGAAGTACCCTGTTTCCAATTGATTCTTCTTGTTTTCCTCCACCTCTACTGTCTATCAACTTGTCGCTCTTCTGTCTGTTACAGGTCCAATGTGCAAGCTGCATGTTATCCAGATCAGATGGGTGTCCACCTTTCGCGATTGGAATAATATGATCTATACATGGCGACAGCGGATGTGGATACTTGAGTGAGAAGTCCACAGGCTTTCCACATATTCCACACACAGTCTGGGTTGCATAAATCTTTTTCTTATTCTTTTCAAAAGCTCCGCGGTGGGTGCCGTCCTTGTCTGGTCTATTTCTCTTCAATATCCTTCTCCTTACATAGCAAAAGAACGACCTGTTGCCAAGCCGTCCCTTCTAGGTTTTGTATGTACTTCTCGAGGAAGTGAACTCAACGTGGAAATCTGTCTTTTCACTAAGTTCAGTATAAGGATAGCAAACTTGCACACTAAACTTCAATAAACTAACACAAATAAAGATAAATTATGTTGGCAACTTTAAATGTGCCAGCGCTCTTCCATGCAATTTATGTACCCACTGCTCACTATAATCCATTTTCTCTGCAATCTCCCAGAATCTTAAGCCTTTCACATATCGGTAAAACAACACGTCGTTCTCATCCTCGTTCTTCATCTCCTTAATCTGCTTTTCGATAGAAACATAAGATTCAACGCAACTTTCCTTTTCTGCCCCAAGTTTTTCTACCAACGAATCAATCCTTGCCAACTCATCAGATAGATCCTTCTGGTTTCCGTTTCCATGCGGCATGCCCGAATAATCAATTGCCTTCACCGATGCAGCTAATTCCTTCAATTCGATAATTTCATCATCAATACGGTTGATACGTCTTCTACTGGATCTGTATCCTCTCAGATATTCTTTCTTCCGGTTATTCTCATTCTTGATATTGTTTTCTTCCAGTCTCTGCTCCACCGGCATCTACTCCCTTCGTTATGTCTACTCCCATCTTCCGCAAGTAATCCTCCACCGAATAACTCTGATAAGCTGGTGTATGGAATTTCTTACTTGCCTTCGCATCATGGTTCTCCTCCAACCCTTTGTAATGCTTCTGACTATCCAGCTTTACCTGTCTTCTGTCTCTTCCTCTGTTCAATCATTTCTCAGCTCCTTCGTCGTTTTGTTCTCTCTTCCAGATTTCCACTATATCCTTAAGCTGTACGCTCTTATCCCGCCTTGTTCCTCCGGCACTGTAATGGAATCCTGTATCTGTAATCTTTGTGATCCGGCAGCAACCATTCCCTTCACCGCTGATATACTGAATCGATACTTCATCACCAACTTTTAATTCCTCGCCCGTTTCCTCACAAACGATTTTCTTTTCAACTTTATAATTCATTCCGTTCCTCCTAACTATTAAAAATCACTATTAACCCGATTATCATAAGCAATATCTTAATCACAGCTACAATCCTGTCTCTTACGATTCAGTCATCTTCTTCCCTGTATGGCTCCGGTAATGGCATCCATGCATTGACAAATATTCCATAGCTTGAATAAGACTTTTCATCATCTCCCGGATAGAATGTACCGCCTTCATCATTTTCTTCATAGCGTCCGATCGCTGCCATTGTATAATTTTTGAATGACAACAGGACATATTCATCCGTATCCGGCAGTCTTTCACTTATCGGAATCCAGTCACTTTTCCTTTCTACCAGTTCAAAACACTGTTCTTTCCATTCAAGTACATATTCCAGAGTATAAGAACCGTATCCGATGCAGTCATCGTTACTGCCTACCTTTCTATACTTAATGGCGTAATATGGTTTTTCTTTCGGCCCAGTCACTACAATGTCAATGCTCTCTACCTTTATCTTCTCATGTGATTTATTTTCTATCGGCGCATATGTCTTATCCATATTATTCTCCTTTCTCGTACGGAGTCGGTAATGGCATCCAAGCAATAATTACTTTCGTTGAATATTCATAGATTCCTTCAAAAATACCATTTCCTGCATATCTTAATTCTGTTACTGTACCACTTGAAAATTGCGCTATTACATTCATTGCATTCTCTGGCAATCTCTCACTACACAGAATCCACTTACCGAAATCATCATTCTCCTCCCGATCTTCATACATCGCCAGTCTATCCACCAGCTCCTGTTTCTTATTCGGGGACCAGTACCCTGTTTTCATACCACTTTTTCTTTTATGTGTTAATCTTTCCATAGTCTATTTCTCCGCATCTTTCCTCTTCATTTGTGTACCATTATCATAATCGTCCCATGCCATTCTCTGAGAAATCATAAATCCCATCACAAAATCATCACTGATATTTTTAATAAAATCTTCATCACTTTTATGTTTTCTCATGTATCTCTGAACATTCTGCTTAGCTTCTTTTGTCTGATCCATTGTGCAAATCACTTGCAATCTACCCATCATTTAACGCTATTCCTCCACATTCTTCTTTTTCATCCTTTCGCCTATTTTTAAGCATAAAAATACCAACCATCGAATATTGATGGTTGGTAAGAATAATTTCTTTCTATTTCTCTTTAATTTTCATTTCAATGATTTTCTTTATTGCCTCTTCCGGTGTCAAATCATTTGATACGCATTGCAGATACACTTCTTTTCTGTCGATAACTATGTCATCATCGAAATTTTCATCATCTACTTGTATTCGTATAGATTCTCCTTCTATTTTTCCAGATGCAGCAAAATCGTAATTCATATTTTGAAGATTTAATAATTCTTTATCTATTTCTTCAATTAATGTGAACTTTTCATTTAATTGGTCATTAATGAAATTGTACCATTCCCTCTTTTGCATAGTATTTCCTCCCGCCTATTTGATATGGAAATTATACCACTCCAACCATCAATATTCAATTGTCAAGGTTCGACACCATTCTACATTTCTATTCTTTTCTCTTTCTCCTCCCAGTATTCAACTATGTATTCCTTCTTACCCTTCGCATTACCTGGAATCGTCCTGTATCCGATCTTAACCATATATCCCGCCTTCACCAGTAGTCTTGCGATCATCAGCCGATCTTCTTCATTCAGTCCAACCGTCCCACCACGAACATTATGTATTATCGCCATCGTCTTCTCCTTCCTCTGGAATCAGTTCTGGAAAATCAAATATCGTCATTTGTCCCTCGACATTTTCAGCTCTCCTTTTTTCTTCTTCCATTCGTTTCTTTTTGTATTCGTTATATTTCATTCGGTACTTATAACTCTTTCCGAAAATATTCCATGCTGCCTTTACTACATTCGGCTCATACTTTCGAATCTTTTCCAGATCTTCTACCGCCTTATATGATATCGGGCATCCGCAACATCCCGTTCTGGTTAATCCATATACTTCATATGCATCCGAATATTTTATTTTGTAATACTCCTTATACCATGCCTTATCCTTATCGGATACATAGTAGAGCGGTCTCAACCGATACTGACCATCTGCAGTTTCCGTGAAGCAAAGAGCCGTATTATCTTTTCTCGGTACCGATCTCATTCCGCCTTCATCTCTACGCTCTCCGGTTATAATCATCTCATATCCCTTTTGCACATCATGAGCAAGCTTCTTCTTGCAATAGTAACAACACGTCGCGCTTATCATGAAGTCCGGCGGATATTCGCTAATGAAGTCTCTCATATATTTTGACGAATTGATCACCAACTGTATATTTGGTCTTGGTTCCCCTGCAGAATTGCAACAACAAAGAAAATTAATCAGGCTCTCACATTTTGGATATCTTGCTTTTAACTCTTTTCTCTTCGCCGCTTTATCTTCTGCCTGATCGTATTCATCCGCTATAGACAGCGGCACACCCTTCTTTCGCCATTCTGACAAGCCTCCAGACATAATCTTCGACACAAATGGGATTCCATATGTTCTTGATGCCCGGACAATATTAATCTTCGGTCTTCTCTCCTCAATTTCTACGCCGTACTTTTCAGCAACGTGCTTTACATGATCTCTTGTTGCTTTCATTTCCAATCCAGTATTGAAAAACACATATTTGATCGGCGGTAATTCGAATATCTCCCTGGTCCGCTCAATCAGGTCAAGCATGATATCGCTGTCCGATCCACCAGAATACGAACAAATAGTATTGGGATGTTCCCTCAGTCTTTTTGCAATAATACTCTTAATTGCTTCAAATTTTGCCGGTGAATCAAAATCTGCATAATCCGGTCTGTCTGTATAAACTTTACTTACTCCGTTTTTCATCTTTTCAAAAGGAGCCGATGCATCATCACTCCGGCCGGAGCTCCGTCTCCTTTCGTTATGCTAAAAATCAAATACTATTTCCGGTGCCGGTATAAAATCAACACTGCATTCTTCTCTGTTGTCCAGCTCTATCCTCCGGACCGCCTTATTGATCTCTCTGGCATTGTCCTTGCAGTACACATAGCCATCCGGCGCATATAAACTTTTCACTTTCCCGTTAATCCGATCTAAAATCGTTTGATATGACATATGGTTCTTCCTGCCGGCTTCTCTTACTGATCTGTAGAAATCAACAATCTGTCCTTCTTCGCCGATCTTCACGACCGAGGTTTCACAGCCATTGCCTCTTCCGGTTAATCTGCCAAGTTCGCTTCTGGTAATGATTCCGATGTTATTCAATGCATCGTCTGTGATAATCCCATTCTTGTGATAAGTTACCATTCCCGGAGGCAATTCACCGATAAATGTGATCTGCATCAGTTTCATGACAACCTGTTCCTTGCAGTTCAATTTCACAACCCTTCGACCGTTCGTAGTCTTGATATATGGGTGTAGCGCTTTGTACCCACGTTTCAGTGCCCTACGAACATTGCCGAAATAGTTGATCTGGTACTTCCCGTCATATCCCGGAATGTCATACCATCCTCTTGGATTGATCTGCTTAATCCGCATGATTTCCACCTCCCGTCATTCCTAAAAGTGCCCTTTCCATCTGACTCATGTCGTAATCACGTTCAGCGAAATTGCTAAATCCTTTTCTCTTTACTTCTCCTTCGTACTGACCTTCTAGTACCTTTGTAAAATTGTTTGGAAGTACTAACCAATCAAACGTAATTTTCCAATCACCTTTATCTGTTTTTCCTTGCAAAAATGGACTGTTCTTCACGTTCTCAATAGCCTCTAAGACTTCCTCAACACTATTTTCTTCGATCCTTGCGTTCAGATTCTTGTATCTCTTAGATGTCTTGTCCATCTTTTTTATTGGTTTGATTCCATACTTCTCCAGCTCGTTCCATGCGCACACTACACGTTCTATCGATTCCGTATTCGGATTCGGATTGGATTCGGATTGGATTACGGGAACATCTGTATTCATATGTTTGCAGTTGCTTGCAAATGTAATATCTTTGCCTTCATCTGGATTCGGATACTTACTTTTCTTTGCACGAATATTCTGATGCGACTGCCAAGTTGACAACTGAAGGTACGGTTTTCCTACTACTTCGTAGTGTCTGACCAAGCCAACCGACACCAACTTCTTGAGCGCATCTTCTATATTTTTATTCGTTACATCTTTTAACGGAAAACAAGTTCCTTTTATAATCGCAGTTCTTCCGTCAAATCTTCCATAATCATCACAACTTACGATCAATCGATAGAACAGAACTTCTTCAAACCAACTAAGTTCACCAATGGTATCACTTGTCCTAATTGATTCTTTTAATATTCTGTTAGGCATTTTGCACCTCTTCTACCATTTTTTCATACAGCTTCATCCAATCATCCAGTGGCATAGTAACCAGCCACTCTTTTCTATTCTTCCGATGCATGACAACCGGCATTTCACCGGTTTTTGCATCATTCTTTGACTGTTCCACGGCATCATAGATATTCAGCTTTTCTACTCTCTTGCATTCAATATGAATCCCTGGAAGACCAACTACATCTGCGTCACCATTAGATCCGCAATACTGTTGACCTCTCCGGCTGTCCTCATATCCATAGCTTTTTAGTATTGCAGCAAGCTCACGCTCACCTTTCTTTCCCTTCTGGTTTGAATTCATTTATTATGTCCTCCAATCAATGCCGTTTTCTTTACAATCTTTTATAGCTCCATTTAAAGACCAATCTATGGAATCTCTTCTGCTTTCCTCCTGCCTGACATATGCTGCAAGCATTCCTCTTTCCATCGGATCATCCAAATCAGGTCTGAAATATCCATTTCCATCCGATAGATTCAAGATAGATCCGTCACGCCTTGCATAATGAATCAAATCTCTTACCTGACGGTCCCTGAATCCAGTCTTCATACACAGCTCATATCTTGTGACCGCATTAGCTCGTCCTTTCGGAATATAATCACAAATGTCAACTCCCTCACAGTTCAATGACCGGAGATAATCCTCTAATTCTATCTGTCCTTCCATGCTGCTCCTTTCCGCCAGAGCCTGGCTCTCTGGCCGTGATACAACATCTTGTGCAATAAATAACGCTGGGTGAGTGCTTATGCGTTACATTTCTTGGTTACAATGCCAGGGAATCTATGTTAATAAGTTACAATCTGCTTTTCCCGAAGATCTCTCTAAACTCTTCCCTTGTCCCGTAATGTTCCTCGAAATACTTCTGAGCCATTTGCTTCAGTTCCAGATCAATGCCCTTATTCGGATTCTGATGAACACTGTCCGGATAATTCTCATGTAAGTAATAAGCTATCGGTATTACAAAGCCGTATTTCTCAGACATTGATCTATACGGGCCATAAAATATATGATGTCGATGACAATATGGCGTTCCGGTAAAGTAACAATGCTCCATGTCATTTGTGAACACACTCCATAATCGTTTAGACATCTACACCATACCTCTCTTTCAAGAGTCTCTTTTCTTCCGGTGTTGCTATTTCTCTGTCCGGAATACCCGCTTCCTTACACATGGTAATCATTCCGCCTATCAGCCTTGCCATTTCCTCTGTGTTGTACAGATGGCTGCCACGAAGTAATCTGTACGTTCGATAATCACATTGTCATTGCCCTCCCGCACTTGCGATGTCGGCTGTAAATGATAATTCACGGCATATCTAACTTGATTTTCTGCATCTTCTGTATCCGGGATTGTTGTAAACACTGACTTTCCATCAATGATCCAAGGTTGTCCATATCTGATTAGCGCTATGTTATGCACCTCTGGATTTGCCATATCAAGGACCTTTCCCAACTTCGATACGAGCACCCAGTAATATGCATTCGCATCCAAGCTTCTCTTCTTTCGATATTTCTTTATCTGAATGGTCAATTTTTCGCACCCCTTTAGATCTTGGAATGCTTCTCTTGCGTCTTCATTCAGTTCAAAGGACGCTGTCTGTTTGCCAGTAGCATAATTCATGGACAACCCTTGAAATATTCCTGTGAAATCCATTACTGTTCACCTATTTTATTCATGAGAATCATAAAATGCTTTACTGTAAGTTCTCTTAAATCCTTCACTTTAAAAAAGTTGCATACATTTTCAACAGTCTGATTGTGATTTGGAATGCATTTCATTAATGTGTTATACTGTGCGTCCGAAATCAAACTCATTTCCTCTTGTTGTTTAATAGCATTCAAAACCTCATCTGCACTGGCAACACTTGTATCAATTCCAATTCCGCACATTCCAAGCGCTCTTCCTACAGCTGATGTCTCGCAATTTTCAATGTAAGAAGTCTTGTTTATGAATGAGGAATCCTCTTTTTCATAGGCATGTCCCACTCCTATCACTGAACCAAAATCATCTTTCACAACTGCAGACATCACACAGATGCCTTTCTCTAAGCTTTCAATATTTGTCTCGATACTTCCGTTCGGATATAACATTCGAAATACACGAATTCTTTGATTTACTTCCGCATATTCTTTTCCTTTAACTTCTATTTTTGTGATTGTTTGATTTGCAATCATTAACGATTCATATGTCATCTATACCGCCTCTTTCAACACAAGTTGCCCGTCTGGCTGTCTGATCAGAAGCGATCTGATAAGCTCTTCTCTCTTTTTCTTCTTGTCCTGGCAATCACATTTCTCTTCCGGATCCAAATTACAACCACAGAACGGACATTCCTTGTAATACATTAATACTCACCTATCTCTTTCACATAAGTCTCACACCCGCGTTCTTCGCGGATCTGCATTGCGAGATCGTTTACTCTGTTTTTTTCTGCGCGTGTAACAAAACGATATGTTCCATATTTGTATTCTTCCGCTCCGAACACCATCCATATTTCTGCCATTACACAACCCTCCTGTAATTAGCATTGAGACAATCCTCGCATAAACGTTCTCCATCTATCGTATAGATATAATCTCCTTCATACACCTCACACCCACAGCTATCACAATATGTTGCAGGTCCCTGTTCCGGAGGCGTTGTTTTCCATTCGTCATATCCTGGTATATGTTCCATTTGACTAATTTCCTCCTGTTTTGTATAATATAATTGATTAATTTTCTGAGCGCCCGAAGCTTGCCGGCTTATACGGGTGCTCTTCTTATTTCCACGTCAGATCAAAGATCTGTCTTAACTGATCCGGCGTATAGATTTTTGCTGATGGCACCGTCACACAGCTGATCAGGTAGTTTCTCCGTACCTCTACGGTATTCGAACCCTTACTGATTGCATCTAAGTGCTCCTGGATTCTTTCCAGTTCTTTCCGGAATTCATGATCGTCCATCAGTCTTGGTATCTCTTGCAATGTCCTCACCTCCTTCACTTCACAAACAACCAAATAAATAACACTGCATCGAACGTAAGCCCGATTACTCCGCCAATCAGTAGTTCAAACACCACTTCCCGGATGATTCTCTGCCATTTTGTTCTTGGCCCTCTTCTTTTCATGCTTGTCCTCCTTCCTACCGCCTAAGCGGTTTTCTCGATTGTATAGGTAATTTCCACCTTTTCCTGTTCTTCCAGAAGAGATATCAACACCTCAATGATTTTTTCCATATCCGGTTTCATATTCGCCACCCGCTTTCTATCTCCTTGGTTTATGTTTATGTGTTACAGTTTGTACTTGTTGCATTCTCTATGCTGGTTCTTTTTCCTGCTTGTCCATGTCCGCTCTGATCTTTAGGATCTCCATGTTGCTCTTCGCAATCATGAATGCCTGCGGATCATGTACCGCCAGATGTTTGGCTGTTTCTACCATTTCAGCGATTTCTTTCTTTTCTTTTTCACTCATTGCTTTTCTCACCTCTTTCTGTATTGACTTTTATATTCTTTACAACGTCTGAACAACTCGATACATTAAAGGAATCAGTTGATATAATCCAGAAAGAGATTGCTGAATCCAAAAACAATGAATCAGAAAACCAATAGTTGTCACAATAAAACAAATGCTTAAGATCAGGTAATGTAATCGCAATGACTTTATCTGGTCTTTCATTTTATCCATTTCTTTCTTCATCTCTTCCAAAATATCCACCTCCTACTCACTACTTCGTGTGTCCGTCTCGAATAAATATGACAAATCCATCCCTGGGAAATATGTATCGCGAACTTTTACACACTCTGAATATCCCCATTCCGATTCGCCGTTGAATCGGGAATGAATTTTCCACAGTCTTTTGTGCTACTATTTTGATGCACTCCATCATTCTCCTTTCTCTGAACCTGTTTCATCTGTTGCTGAAATCAATTCATCCACAGCCACATCGAAATATCCAGCCAAAATTTTAAGCTTTGCTATCTTCGGTTTACTCCTTCCTGATTTCCAATCAGAAAAAGTAGACTTCGGAATCCCTGTATCTTTTGCTACCCTATAATCAGATACACCTTTTTGATTTCGAAGTTCTACATATCTTTCATACATAAAAATAATCACCTCATTTCCGAACTTTCTATTGATTTTAGTTCGGAAATCAGATACAATATATTTACCAGATACATTGACAAATGAATTAAAACTTAATTCTGTTTTGATTTCCGAACTTTATGGCTTTATTATAGTGCGGATTTCAGAACTTGTCAATAACTTTTTGTACTGATTTCAGAATTTATTATTTAGAGGTGTATTATGTATGAAATTTATTGCAAGTTAAGAGATTCCAAGGGGATGAAAGACTCTGACGTAGCAAAGGCTACTGGAATCACAAAGTCCACTTTTTCAGACTGGAAAAATGGTAGAAGCAATCCTAAAGATGCTAAATTGCAGAAGATAGCTGATTTATTTGGTGTAACTGCCGAATATATTCGCACTGGGAAAAATTCCAACGAATACTACACAAACACCGAAACTGCACAGGTAGCACAAGAAATATTTGAAAACAAAGAACTGAAAGCGCTGTTCGATGTCCAGAAAGATATGGATCCGGACGACTTAAAAGCTCTGCATAGCATGGCTCTCGCGCTAAAACGAAAGGAACGTGGTGATATTGACGACACCGGATGTTAATGTCGTTCTTATGGACTTTCCTAGTAAAAAAGGAAATGAAATGGTTGTTCCGAACGAGGACGGAAGCTACACGATACTGATCAATGCCGGATTAAATTATGAATCTCAGCTTAAGGCATATGAACATGCCATGAGTCATATAAAGAATGATGACTTTTCAAAAGGTAATGTACAAGAAATTGAATATTATGCTCATCATCTACACAAGGATCCTGAACCGGCTCAAATCTATCTTGATCGCATCAAGCAACTGCAAGCGGAACGCAAACGATTAAAGAAGCGGATTGCTCGTGATCAGAAACGTGTTGAATTTATTCAGGAACATTGTGATATGTTCCACCGAGCTGAACACCACTATCTATATGGTGATGATTTATAAAATATGAAAGAGAGGAAAATGTATGGAGTTCAATGATGTAATTAAACAATTTTCAGAAAGGATACTGTCTTTAAAAGACACCATCACTACAGAAGAATCTACAAAAATGTCTCTTGTAGTGCCTTTATTTCAACTTCTTGGGTATGATGTTTTCAATCCAAATGAATTTTGCCCAGAGTATATTGCTGATGTAGGAATAAAAAAAGGCGAAAAGGTTGATTATGCAATCCTTGAAAATGGACAGCCGAATATTTTAGTCGAATGCAAAAGTTGCTCAGAGCAACTCGACAAACATTCGTCTCAACTTTTTAGATATTTCGGGACATCTCCTGCTAAATTTGGTATTCTTACAAATGGCATAATATATCGTTTTTATACAGATTTAGAAGAATCAAACAAAATGGATCTTGTGCCATTTCTAGAAATAGACATGGCAAATTTAAAAGATTCTTCCATCAATGAATTAAAAAAATTTTGTAAAGATAATTTTGATAAGGACAAAATATTTAGTACTGCCGAAGAGCTTAAATATAGCAGTCAAATAAAAAACATCTTAACAAAACAGTTTGAATCTCCGACAGAAGACTTTGTTCGATTTATTTTAGCGGATATATACGATGGTCAAAAGAATCAGAGGATAATTGAAAAATTTACGCCCGTGGTAAAACGAGCTTTCTCTTCTTTTGTAAATGAAATAGTAAATAGTAAAATTTCTTCTGCATTAGCTGACGATTATGATAAAGATGAAGAATCAGAACCAGAGATTAAAGAACCTGTATCCAAGATTGTTACAACGGAAGATGAAATTGAAAGTTTCTACATTATTCGCGGACTTCTTGCCGGTATCGTACCTGTTGAAGATATAGTTCACCGTGATACCGAAAGTTATTTTGGAATTCTGTATAAAGACAATAATAGAAAACCGATTTGTCGCCTCAATCTTGATGCAAGAAATAAACAGCTTCTCATCCCGGATGCTAATAAAAAATTCGAGCGTATTTATATCGACTCTTTAAACGATTTGTACAAATACAAAAACCGTTTAATAGAAGTTGTAAAGAGATATATGTAATTCATCCAGTATCTCTAACCATAAATAATACACTGCCCTCTTGATACGAAAGTATTTGTATGGCGGAGATGCTGATTAAATAAATATAATGAGATGATCTCATTGATATCTTTTGTGAATAACGAAAAGCAAAAGAGGAACGGCGTTAGTTATGAATTGTCCAAAATATGGAAGTGAAGATGTTCTCATACAGAGAGAACAGACTGTTATTTAATATCGGGGGTGATTATCTTCTTTTTCTTTACTGGTGATGAGGCGGATACTACTGTTCCAGTAGAAGCTGATACCAACAAAAATCAGGAACAACAGAAGAATTATACCGACACTCTATTCGAATCAATTAAACATATTAATGATTATGGTCAGGAGTTCTGGTATGCAAGAGAGCTTTCTAAAGCACTTGAATACAAAGATTTTCGTAATTTTGAACTTTCTATTTTTAAAGCTATGGATACTTGTAAAAATAGTGGCTACGAAATTTCTGACCATTTCGGTGAAGTCACCGAGATGGTCAAAATTGGATCAGGTGCCCAAAGAGGTTTTCCAAGTTATCAACTTTCAAGATACGCTTGCTATCTTATTGTTATGAACGGTGATAGTTCAAAAGAAATTATCGCCCTTGGTCAAACCTATTTTGCAGTGAAAACAAGACAGCAAGAATTAATTGAAAATTACGACCAACTCAATGAAGATCAAAAACGTTTGGCTATTCGCAAGGAAATGGCAGAACATAACAAACTTCTGGTGGCTGCTGCCAAAGATGCCGGAGTTGAATCGAATTTAGATTATGCTATCTTCCAAAACTATGGCTATATGGGATTATATGGTGGATTAAAAGCACAAGATATAAAAGCAAGGAAAGGCTTGTCTAAAAGCCAGCAAATTCTTGACCATATGGGATATGAAGAATTGGCAGCTAATCTTTTCCGTGCAACTCAGACAGAGGCTAAATTAAAAAGAGAACGCATTACTGGAAAAGAAAATGCTAATAAGACCCATTTAGATGTCGGTCGAAAAGTTCGAGAAACAATCGCTGATCTCGGTGGCACTATGCCGGAAGATCTGCCGACTCCATCTAAAAGTATTAAACAGATCCAAAAAGAACAGAGAAATTTAGAGAAAAAATAAAAAGTCGCTCCTGCGTCAACAGGAACGACCTAGTGAATACTATACAGTGCCAAAACACGTATAATACCCTCACAACCAAGGATATTGTACCACAAATTTCCGGCACCGTATAGGTGTTATTTTTGTACTCATTTTTGTATATATTTTGGGAAAGGTGATATGATATGCCAAACAAAATTGAACGCTGCGCCATCTACATTCGTGTATCCACTACCGAACAGATGATGCACGGCAAATCGCTTGAAGCGCAAAAAGAATATCTTACCAATTATGCCAAGGAACACAATATGGCTGTCGTCGGTGTATATGCTGATGAAGGGAAAACAGCCCGTAAAGAGCTCAAAAAGCGGAAGGCTATACATTCTCTGCTGCAAGACGTGCAAGCCGGGAAAATCGATGTTATTATCTTCTGGCGTATCGATAGATGGTTCCGTAATTTGTCTGATTTCTATAAGGTGCAGGATATTCTTGACAGCCACAACGTCCGCTGGATCAGTACCAGCGAGCCAGGGATCAACATGGAAACCAGAGATGGAAGGCTGCAGCTTAATGTGGTTCTGTCAATCGGCCAGAATGAAGTCGATACCACCAGTGAACGTATCAAATTTGTAAATGAAGCATCGATCAGAAGCGGTAAATTAATTTTCGGTGATGTGAATATGGGATATGGCTATAAGTCAGGTATCGTTGATGGACAAAAGCGAATGATAAAGGATCCTGATCGAGAACATGTCGTGGATGCATTTTATAAATATTTCTTCAAGCATCAAAATAAGTGCGCTACGCTCAGATACATACAAGAAACCTATGATCCTGATTTCAGTTTCGGAATCATGAGGACGCTTCTTTCCAGCGAATTCTACAAGGGCACCTATCGAGGATTCCCTTACTGCCCTGCATATCTTACTGAAGATGAGTGGAACAAATTGCAGAAGATACAAAAACGAAATGTTAAAGCTACGCCTTCCGGCCGCATCTATCTGTTTGCAGGAATGATTCGATGTCCCGTGTGCGGTCAATTGCTATGCGGTACCGGGTGTTCGTCCATCATCAACAGGAAAACTGGTGCCAAAAGAACTTACTGCTATTACCGATGTAACAGAGCTATGATCGATCACATATGTTCTTACAGACACAGACTGAGCCAGAACCTTGTTGAAAATTATTTGCTTGATAACTTAGAGAATGAATACAAGAATTATAAAGTAAAGTGTGAGAAAATTGAAAAAGAGAAAGAGAAGCAAAAGAAAAAGCAAACTCCCGAGAAATTAAGAAAAGAATTGGACCGTCTTAATTTCCTATTTCAGAAAGGGCGGATTGATTGGGATTATTACAACGAAGAGTATGGACGCGTCGAAAGTGAGTTGAATGATCTGCAGAGCGCTCTTCCGGAACCAGTGAGGAATTACGGTTACCTTGAAGAACTATTGGATACAGATTTCCGAACCATGTATGATCAATTATCACAAGAAAATCGCAGAGCTTTCTGGCGTTCCATCATTCAGGAGATTCATGTAAATGAAGACCATGCCATAACCTCCGTCGATTTTCTGTGA